GTCATCACGAAGTACCAAGACAAGATGATAGTGAAAACATTGGTAAAGGAAGTTCCCTACGCGGTAAGCGTCCAAGCTGAGTGTCCACCGCAATTAGTTCAGCCGGAAAGCAAAACGGGCAAGGTAAAAGATTACCTACTTTTGTTCTTAGCGGCAGCACTTGTCGTTATGATGTTTTTATACCGATTCAGATAATGGCTAAAACCAAAGCACAAACAGCATCAACCTTCCAAGCAAAGCCTAAAGTAAGCAGGCCGGGCGTACATTCCAAGACCAAGAGCAGCAAGCTCAAGACCTCTAAGCTGTACTCCAAGTCCTATCGTGGGCAGGGTTAAAGAAAAAGACCCGTCTTACGAAGGCAGGCCCCTCGATCCAGCAGTAGTTGGATGGTGCGTCACAAGGCCAGTAGCCTGTGACGGAAACTGCCCCCACGCTTCCTGCAGCAGCAAGAAGTAAAATACCTACCCATCGCAGGAAAGACAGTCGGGGCTCATAGCCTTTACGGCTATATCACCACGAAGCACAGACTCTGTTCGCATATAGTACAGCGTCTTTATTCCTTGGTTCCAAGCCTCCATATGTACTTGATTGATCCACTTAGGTGTAGCCTCAGTAGGGAACGCAAGGTTCAATGACACAGACTGGTCTATGTACTGCTGTCGGATTCCCGCTTGGTAGATTAGGTCTAGCTGATTGATTTCCTTAAAGGTCTTGTAGACCTCCTTTACTAGAACTACATCCATCATAGGGTCAGCCTCATTGCTTTGCATCAGCTTACCCTTCTGGTAAATCCAACCATCAAGCTCGCCTATGTTCTGAACGGATCCTTCGTCGGCGAGTATCTGATCCCAGGTCTCTTTGTTGTTGATTCCTATCTTACGCAGAACCCGCTCTAAGGTTGGGTTCTTGCGTATGAAAGTACCCTTGGCAGACTGCTCGGTGAATACGTTAGCGGCCCAAGGCTCGATGCCTGCACTCACGTTACCACTGAGCTTGGAGTTGGACACCGTAGGCGCTATAGCGCGTAGGTGGGTGTTGCGAACACCAAAGCCACGGCACCATAGAGGCTCTCCGAACATCTTAGCCATATCGCGGCTAGCACGCTCTGATTCCATCTTGATGTGGGAGAAGATACGGCGCGTCTCAATCTGCGCCTGTAGCCCCTCAAATGGGGCTCCACGTTGCTGTAGGTAGGTGTGCCATCCGAGTACGCCCAGTCCAAGTGCCCGTCCCTTTTCAGCAGAACGAACCGAATTTTCGAAGCCCCTCATATTCTTGGCTTTCTGGATGAACTCCTCCAACACACCGTCCAAAAAGAACGTGGAGTAGTATACAACGTCTGTGTCCTTCCACTCGTCATACTTGGCAAGATTCAGTGAGGATAAACAGCAAACAAAGCTGTGGGACTCGTCGGTGTAAAGGGTAATCTCGGAGCAGATGTTAGTCATAAAGACCTTCAGCCCGTTGTGCTTGTACATCTCTGGGTTCTGCTTGTTGACGTTGCCGCGGTACATAATGTACGGCTGGCCTGTGGCCTTGCGCTTCTGCAGCACCTTAGACCAGCGACGGCGTGACTCATCGTCGCCGTCCTCTAGCTTCCGCATAAACTTATCGGATACAATGACCGACTGGTTTAGGTTGAGACACTGACGGTTGACGTCTCCCTTTGGTTCGCGGATTTCAATCCACTCCCAAAAGTCTCCGTGCTCTATGCTTAGGTTCACCGATGCAGCACCTCTGCGCACGTTGCCCTGTGAGGTGGCGAGTATCGTTGAGTCGTATATCTTACAGAAGGGGACCACACCATCGGTTGTCCCATTGCTGTTGGATATAGGTGACCCTGCGGGACGTAGCATATTGAGTCCGATGCCTACACCACCGCCGTGCTTGGCCAGCAGCATAGTCTCGAGGTTCTTCATCCCGATGTCGTGGATGCTGTCGCCAATGTCAACGCCGAAGCAGGAGATCGGAAGCCCACGATCTGTTCCCATATTGGCAAGCACTGGTGTGGCAAGGCCAAGCCAGTTGTTCCATATGTAGCCGTAGAACTTGCTGGCAAGCTCGGGTCGATTTAGGCGGTGTGCCGCCGCCTTAGCGACCCGTAGGTACGCATCCTTAGGCTTCTCGTCATTGATGAGGTAGCCACGCGATATGGTCTTCACGTACTCCTCTGTGTTTCCCCACTCGGGGAAGTCAACTCCGACTTCCCACCCTAGGCTCTCTGCAAAATTCTTAGACATTGTTGATTTTTGATTCTATGTTAAACTTCATCTTACTATAACGATTTCGATATACTTTGTTTGTATCTAGTTCACGACCTACCGCCTTTGTAGTGGCGACCACCGTAGAGTGGTCTCTGTTTACTAGCCTACCAATCTCCGTGGTGGTCATTGATGAGTGCTCTCGCATAAGCTGAGTAAACACCTGGCGTGCCTCACGCACATAGGATATACGAGTCTTGTTACGTATATGAGAAATGCTGAGGCCATACTCGTTTCTTATCTCGTAAAAAATAATAGATGCGATTGTATTGTTGTTCATAAATTTAATTCTTACCAAATGTTCTCAAAGTCTTCTCCCTCGTTGGCCTTTGAGTAATCAGTAGGACGTATAGAGAAAAAGTCAGTATGAGTATGCCCACCGGTTAAGTGGTAGAACCAATCAAGCTGTGAAGCCTTTGACTCGTCATACTCAAAGATACCATCGTAGCCTAACTCCCGCAACTTTTCATTGCCTCTTTTTTTAATAAATTCTTTTAGGTCCGAAGCCTTGAGGTTCTCGAGGTCTCCCATCTCAAACATCTTGTCGATAAAGTTCAGCTCCATATCAACAGCTACCCTAGCAGCCTCCTCAATCTTTTCCTTGACGCCTGCGCGGATATACGAATCTTCCTCGCACATATGGTTGAACAAGATGCATCCCATCTTGGAGTGGAGGGACTCATCCCTCACGGACCACTTCATCTGTTGACCGACTCCCTTTAGCAGATTACGCATCTGAAACGAGTAGAGAACAGCAAAGGAGGAGTAGAGCGCCATACCCTCAGCGAAGGCAGAGAAGACCGCTATAGAGCGTGCGACGTCCTGACGTGCCTTGGGGTCTATCTTAAGTATTGTATGGCTGTACTCGGCCTTGGTGTCTACTAGATTCTCAAACCTAGCGACCGTTGCTGGCTCCTGAAGGAAGGCCTCAAAGTCCTCAAGACCTAGCGTCTCGTTGAGGTAGCTGTATGCGGTGGCGTGGATGGTCTCCTGTGAGCCGAACATCATAGCCATCTGCTTGATTTCGTGCTTAGGGAACCACTTGGTAACCATCCCAGTCCAGTAGTCGGCAACAGCTGTCTCTGTCTGGGCGAAGCCTAGGAGGATGTTACCCACGAGGTTCTTCTCGCTTGGGCTTAGGTTCTCCCTAAAGTCCTTGACGTCGTTCTGCATAGATATCTCTGTGTGCAGCCAGAAAGCCTGAGCCTGCTTGAGCCACCCTTCAGTATAGTATATCGGATATTCGAAAGGTTTGTAGGGGATACGTTCGTCAAACAGCATAGGATTATTGTTAAGGTTAGAAAAGAAAGGGCCACACTAGGTGGCCCAAAACGGATTGCGAAGATAGTGCTACTTGCTCAATCCTAGCAACTCTGTGATATCTTTTCCTAAAGAAATGTTGTAGTAACCCACCATCTTGACAATCATATTGTTATTGGTGAAATGGGTGGTCTTTGGCATCCTTCGCTCCTCCCACTTGGGCTCTGGGAGTTCGCTCAAGCGGAACGACCAGACCCCATTAGGGGTTGAATTGATGTATACAGGCAGCGTACCAAACATTGCCGCCCTTTCGATAAGGGCGTCGTACTTGGCCTTCTCGATGAGTAGGTCATCGTAGTGAAGGTTACGGCACTTAAGTTCTATGTCCGAGTTGTGGACAAGAGAGTAGCAGTCGTACTTAGACATATTATGCTCGCTGACCTTGAGGTCATCGGCAATTCTCTCCTTTATGAGGTTGAAGAGCTCCCTCTCGTACTTGATCATACAAGATGCTTCAATCGCTTGAGGTTTATCTTGTCGAGGTTGTAGTCCTCGTGGTCCTTGATATCCTCAAAGAGATTGTTTGCCATCTTCTTTGCTGTCTTCTTATCCATCGATTCGATAGCCTCCTCCCACTCCTTAGGTGTGGAACATAGAAGACCAGTCTCTCCGTGGCGTATAATGCCATTGTAAGGCTTTGTGTTGGACGCTATGACCGCTGTCCTAGTCCAAGCCGCTTCGACAATTTTAAGGTCGCTCTTGCACCAGTTAAATCTGTTCCTTGAAAGAGGAACAAGACTTACATCAAAGTTCTTGTAGAGCTTTCCGTAGTTCCAGATGTCTCTAGGCTCGGATAGCTTGTCGAACTTTAGGATCTCGTCGTAGTCCATACCCTTCACTCCAAAGGTATACACCTTTGAGAAGTCGTACTTCATCTCCTTTATGTCACTTAGGTGGCCAAGTGCTCCGGCATAACCGAAGCGAAGATCGCTAGAGCTGTACTTACGGATGTTCTTCCACTGGTCCTCTGCGTCGTCTATGGAGTTGTTTACAAACTCAATAACAGCATTAGGGTTTACAGCCTTCATCTGTTTGGCCAGGTAGTGAGACGGCGTCCATATGACGTCGGCAATCCTTATGGTCTTCTTGATGTCTGGGCCGTAGTATATTTCGTAAAGTCCCTTCGCGGGGTTTCCGTTGTTCAGGTCCCAGTAGTCATCGTTGTCAAGTATCAACTTAACTCCGTGACTTTTAAGCATTTGACTGAACTTTTTATGGTTAGTAACGGAAGCTTTACGCGATATAATTAAGCTTGTTACAACATCTAGATTGATGTCCTTCAGCTCATTTAATGATTCTATCCAATGTATGTTGACGCCTTGATTAATAAGGCGTCTAAGTGGAACGATGAGCCTGTGGTAGTTAATCCCACTAAGCCCATCGATGTGCACCAAGGTTATCATCGCTGCTGTTCTGCGTACTCCGTAAGTGCGGAGCGAATCATATCAAGCTCAAGACGAAATGATCTAGAGTACTTATTTGTTATCTCGCTTACCTGCTTTGGGTCTAGCAGCGGGCTTCCTTTTTGGTCGTGTAGGTCTTCGTACAGTTCCGCGCTCCCCGCTGATATCCTCGAGGTCGCTATGAAGTACACCCGGCTTAGTTGCTCTAATGTCATTATCGTTATTGTTTTGAATTAAATTATAGTTATAACAGATTATTTTAGCGATGTATTGATCCTTTTTGAGTTCCGCATCAAACGTGATTCTAAGCTCCAAGAAATGTTTAGGAGTATCATCGATAACGTATCCATTATAGCGTAGATAATCTGCAAGAAACTTAACAGCAACAACAGAATTGTCAACGTCGAATTTAGAATTATAGCGTAGGTGGATAGCGAAGCGGTCCGTAGACCATTTGTCGTGTCCTTCAAGCGCAGTGGAAAGGCCATTAAAATACTTTTCTTTTTCCCTGTGGCGGAACGTCCAAAACTTGCCAGCGTAGAGCTGATTAAGTGACGGAGGCTTTGGTATTGATATCTCAATTTCATTATAATTATTTATCACTAGTCAAAGATACTAGAAAGCATCTTCATACACAACACCTTCGAAGTTAATCTTTGGTGGAGGTACATCGGCAAGTATAGACTTAAACAATGGCTTTCCTGTAAACTTGTTTACGAAGCCAGAGCTTAGCCCATTCATCTCAAACAGAACAGGATAGTCGAGGCTTGTGGGTTCCCCACCGGACTCTACCTCCCTAATCTTTCTTACGTGTACCTCAACGGTACGCCTCATATCGTACTCTGGGTGCTGAATTTTCCTGTGGAATGTCAAGAAATTATCAGACTTATTTACGAATTTACCTCCACCTTCGGTGTCCTCAGCATAGGGAGCCTTCGGTAGTCCGTCCTCTCCCTTACGCCTCTGCGCTTCGGTGATGGCGTGGGTAGACAGCCATAGGCCCATATTGTGGGACTGGGTAAACGAAAGGAACTCAGAGGCAGCCTCGTAGTGGTAGTCGTGGGTGGTGAGCGAAGAGCCAGAAGACATCTGAATCTTTAGGCTGTTGTACGGATCAATGAAGTAGCCATCGTAGTCTCCCTGGCGTATTAGCTTCTCTCCGAACACCAGCAGGTCGCTGTAGGAGTAGATGCTCTTGTTACTGATTATCGTGAAGTGGTCATTGACCCATTGGTACGACCTCTTAAGGTCGTATCCATTCATCTCCTTGACCTGCATATTTGCAGCAAACTGTATGAGCTTCATCTTAACTGCAGCGGTGCGGTTCTCTGATGAGTATATAATCCACCTCCAGTTGTGGTTAACTGCAGTAGATACAATCATATATAGAGAGAACGTAGACTTACCAATGTTTGATATTCCGTTGATTACGGTTAGGTCTCTCTTGATCAGGAAGTGCTTGTCAAAGTCCTTGCACCCAGTGGTAAGGCCTAGCTGTATCTTGCCCTCTATGTAGTCCTGAATCCATCGGTAGTCTTCATCGTCGGAGGATATGAACGACATATCCCCGTCGTTGATCATCATCTCCAGCTTGGCGGAGTTCTCCTCCTCTAGTACCTCACGGATGGGCATCGTCTTGCCCTTCTCTATGCCGTCCTTGATTGTGTTGCGTGCGGTCTCTATGGAGTCCACATCGCGCCTAAGGATCTCCCTCTCGAGTACGTGGTATGCCTCGTCCTCTTCCATACGTCCAACAGCAATATAGCCGCCACATAGGATCGCTGCCTTGAGAAGTATCGCGTGCTTCTCTCCATCCTCTGCTCGGCGTATCATAGATGACACCACCGCCAACTTATTGTAGTCGGTGTAGTGGTCCTTCGGCTGTACCTTCTGAGCTATAGACTTCTCGGACATCATCTGCCCGAATATCTTGGAGCCTTCGTTGACTACAATCTCTGGGTCGTAGCTGTCAAAGCAGGCGCGAGATTCGTTGATTCCAGAGGGGTCTACCTCTAGACCATACTCAGCATCAAAGTATGCCTGAAGTGCTCGGAAATGGTCTCTATGTAGGCTTGGATTCGATACGTTGACCAGTGCCTTGAGCCCTTCGCCGGATGGAGATATCCAGCAGGCGAATACATATGGATCTGTGGATAAAATGTCTTTGCTTCCTTCCACGTCTAGGTGGTCGAAGTCAAGGACTATCAGTCCGCTGTGCTGTCGTATTGATTCGTCGCGGCGTGAGTCAAACTCACCCGCCCATAGGATCACCGGAAGCTTCTTCTTCGCTTCTTTTTGGCCTTCTCTGACTTGCTGAACTAGAGGTAGATGTTTCCCACCAGTCGAGATTCTTTGGAGTGCGGCGGATATCGTTATGTACGAAGGTTTCTCCGTGTGTAGAATACTCGGAAATATGGTTATTGATTGTTCTAGTACGCTCATCTTCAACTGCAATTTTAAGTAAAATTAAATAACCTATTAGGTCCTGAATAGTATCCTCCGTGGAGTCGTTGATCCCTTTGTTTTTGATTCGCATCAGCTTGTCGTCAATACGACAGCAGATGTTCTCTACAGCGGAACCCTTTGCAAAGATATTGGAAGGCTCAAGTGCTGAGTCCCCATATGCTTTATTTTTTTCTAACAATAAATCCCTAACAGCATTTGCTGTTTTTAGAATCTTTATAGCTGAGTCGTTCATTTTTATTCGGTTTCTTTATATAGTTCATACGCAATCCTAACATCTCTTATGTCAAACTTTCCCTCTTTATCCAAGACGTCCTGACAATACATTGCGATTTTCACTCCAGTGTCAAACGTACAGAAACCAATAACATCCCAATCTTCTGATCTACTATGGCGGAATCGTCCTTTCGTATGTTGATTGAAGTGGAGACACTTCTGCTTTATGCTATACTCCACATATCCTACAGTGTTATCTGGTTCTTTAATTGATTCTGCTTTCATTTGTTTTGTTTTTAATAAAATTTACTGGACATATTATACGTATTTAATTGTAAATGTACGCATTGGTTTGGCCTATATGCAAATAAATACACTTATTTTTTCGTTTGATAATGTACCTTTAATTGCACAATTTGTAGTCATAATGTACATTAAAACGTACATTAACAGGTCAAGTGCGCCTTAATGCACTATAAAGGGTTCATTTCAAATCACTATACTTGAGCCCCCATTGTACGTTGATCCACTGCATTTCTTTCTCAGCTAAGGTTTTGTTTAGCTTTAGATTCTTACGTAGGTAGTCTACGCCCCAGGCCATCCACTGGTCGGACTGATCCATAGTCATAGTCCACTCGGCCCACCAGTTGTCGGTTCTACCCTTGATGTCATCGTAGGTAACATCGTGTCCGGCAATAACAAACATCTGATTGAGTAGGTCAATCACTGCCTGCTCTCGCTTTTGCTGTTTGGTTAATCTTGGTGTTTTCATTTCTCTTTGGCGCTAGTATCCCACTGGTATTCGCACTTGCCGTCCTTAATAGGTGAGTTCATAAAGTAGGATTGATACATACCTTCGGAGGCAGTGAAGCGGTAGCAAGATTCCTTGAGATCACATCCGTGTCCCCAGCATTTTGTTATGTCAGTCATTGTTTTATTGTTATTAAGTTCATCTTCAGTGTAGAAGTCCGTGCCTTCGTTGTCTTCTGGTTCGATGCCGTTCTTAATCATATCAATGATTAGTAACAGCTCGGTCATTGTTATCTCTATTTTCATTTTTCCTTGTCGTACAACTTGAGTAGCTTCTTGATCTCCTTCTCCTCTTCGTGCCCTTCGAATGCATCAAGAAGAAAGTCAAGAACTGTTGGCACTGACTTCCGTATTGACCTATTCTCTTTGAAGAAGTAGTCTATTTCAAGCTGTGCGGTTAGTGGAAATTGATTGATAAACTCATCCACTGGAAGGTCTACTCTTTTGGTTGTTTTATTGTTTTTCATTTGTTTTTTGTATATTTAACATTAAATTAACATTCTATGAAGATACTTCTCTTGACTTTCGTAGCATTAGCTGCTACATCTTGCGCCTCAGTAACTCCCAACAGCTTTAGTACTTCGACCCTATGTGCCGTGGGTGGCTGTACAAACTCGTCAATACATCATCACGTTTCTCTTGAGTAGACTTCTTGTCTACTACCAATAGCCTAGGCATATTCATTATGATCCATCGGTAGAACTCCTTGGAATCTAGTTCGTTTAGTTTGTCTTCGACTTCTTTAATTGCTGTCTTTTTCATCTATCTGTGTCTCTATAATTAAACTGAGTGCGTCGATGTAGCCAGACCAGTACTTAGCCTCTGCCTGCTTACCATCATACATACATACGTTGCGAAAGTTCTTCGCCTTATTATACTGTTCAAGTATTAGCCTTTTATTTTTCATCGTCATACTCTGGGTAGTGCTCGCCGGTGTTACCATTCTGCATAATAACTCTCATACGTTCATCGAGTCTTTTCTGCTCTAGAAAGTCTTGTTGCCTTGCCTTAGCAATGCAGCAAGGCTTATTGAGTTCGTTGTAAGCAATCTCAGTTTTCCAAGGAGGGCAGTCGCATTGGTTGTCGACGTGATCTTGGCTGTCACCAACATCATCCCAGAATATAAACTTCATATCCTCTCCGGCTCCTTTGTTTTTAGACTCCATATCCTACTATTTTCTTTGAGTTAATCTTTACAATCACAATCTTCTTCTCTCCCTTGTATGCCTTTCCGTAGACCCTGTCCTCTAAGCTTTTATTGGTCTTAGAGTCGTTGATCATTATCTCCCTTGCGGTATCGTACTTAGAAACAATCCACTCCTCACGCTTTATCTTTTGCTTGCCTTTGGTATATGAAATCGTTGCCTGAAGGTAAAAGATCGGAAGAGACATCTATTTGTGTTTTATGGATTAAGGAATCTGCAATCTTCTTTGATGTTATCATCCCAGTAGGTAGGTCGTCCTGTATTTTAGCTGTTGGGATAGTTACGCAGTTGGCCCCTTCCTTCTTCCATATAAACATAACGATGAACTCCTTGCTTGTGGACATAGGAACGAATCGTATAACTCCATTGTCAAGCGTAGCCTGGATGATGTAGAACGTAACGTCCTTTGATCCGTTGCTGCTTGTCAAGGAGAAGGAGGAAGAGGGGGGGGCAGTGATGTCCCTCCCCCACTCCATCGAGAGCAGGTATGCTATCGAAGTCTCCAGCATTAGAATTCTAGCGTGGTAGTTGGCATTACCCGAGGCTGTTCAGTCTTAGGTGGTGCTGGTGTCTTAGCGGCTTCGATAGATGCGTAAGGCTTCTTTGGCTCACGACCTGTTCTAAGCTTAATCAATACACGACCAGTGTCGGCTAGATATGCCTTAGCATTGTCAAGCTCTTCTGCTGTTAGGTACAGAGAATATCCAGTGAACTCACCTTCGTATTCGTTGTAAAAAACATTGCCGATATAATTGATTTTCTTTTTATAATCTGTTGATGATGACATAAAATTAAAATTAAAGTTCTCCTGTTATTATATAATTATCGAGGTCTTCGCCGTTGATAAAGTATTCCGTGTAAACACGGACAGCTTTATCGACTAAACGCTTACCCTCAAGGTAGAAGGACTCAGAGACGGAGAAAACCCCAATATCCTTACTTCCCTTATCGACTACTATGAACTGAAAGTTATTGTAGTCAATTCCAAACAGCGTAGAGTATATGTATACCTGTGCTGGATATCCATACCGTTTTGCGCTGTGGCTAAATGAGCCAATGTCTGATGTTGTCTTAAGATCGTAAACGGCGACACCTCTGTGGAGGATGTCCGCCTTCGCCCGGTGGGGCAGTCCAGATACGTCACCAATGGCTGGCATCTCGAACTCCCCACCCTTTAGCATATCCTTAACTAACTCGTTGCGAAGCAGAACCTCCACAACAGCCATACTAAGGTCGTACTCGCTAGTGGTAAGGATCGTTTGACCCTTCAACAGCTGTTCCTTGGCATCCTTGTAGATCTTCGATGCCTTGGAGGCCACGTCTACCTTCACAAACAGAGCCTCTACCTTCTCAGGCTCAAGGACCGCAGTGTGGATTAGCTTGCCGATGGCAAGGGCTGGTGTATCCAGCCTTGCCCCCTCTAGCATATTTTTGTACTCCTTCGGGCTTTCGTTTAAAAGCTTGTCGGAAGAAGATGATAGTGAAGCAGAGCCTAGGTAGCCATAGTAGAAGTCGTCGTCCATCATTGCCTCAAGCAAGACGTTCTTCTCCCAGGACGTGCCGTCAAGCAAGATTATCTCGCTCATTACTTCTTGATGAACTTAGACAGCGCGTTACGCTGGGAATCAGAGAGTTGGTCCCCAATTGCTGTTAAGATCTCTTCGTACTTCTCTTTAGTACCTACCTCTTTCATTCGGTCAACAGCTTTTTGGAAAAGCTCAGACCCTGCTGATGGCTTAGCGGCGACCGGCTTCGCCGTAGGCACCGAAGCCGAGGAGCCCTTGCCGTGCGTATTGGTAGAGTCAGCATCTTTAGTGTCGTCAATCAAGAACATAGCATTAAGAGCATACTTACGAGCATAGGATGATGATGAGCCAAACGACTGGGCGATGTCCATCCCCTTGCGGTTCGGGTCGATGCCTGCCTGAGCTGTTACGGTGATTTCTTCGGCACCCGACGACACACGAACCTTTGACTCCACGTACACAAGTCCGAAGATCTCGTGTATGCTGTCAGATAGTGTAAGCACAAGTTCGTTCTCTGCAAGCAGTGGCTTGAGTGCTTCGAGGATGTCCTCCTGATTTCGGTAAGAGTACTTACCGAAAGAATTGTATTGGCCCTTGGGGGCTTTGAGTCGCGACTGGACATTGATCAGTCGCTGTTGGAAAGTTTGTTCTTTCATAGTGTTTAATTGAATTATTGATTAATTTGTACAAAGATAATAGTAATATGTCTGGTACGCAACTATTTGCTGTTATTTCTTTCTAAGATCAGGTCAATTTCATTGATGCGCTTAAACGCATCATTTAAGAAATTGTCGTGGTACTCTACTGCTTCAACGAGTAAACGTCGCTGAATCTTTAGGTTTGCAAGGGGCTTAAGTTTCATAGATATGCACCTAGTTTTCACCTTCTGCGCCTACTTTTCTCGATATAAACCTGCTCCACATCTTAGCGGCAACAGCAATACGCTGTAGTCTGAAAGGATAAGCGGGGCGCAATCGCGCCATCGCTATCCGCATAAACTGCTCTCTCATTGTATGTGTGCGTTTATTAGGGCTGTGAACACCGCTATCGTTATGATAGTCAGATAGATATAACCCATTGCTTCAATCTTTTGTTTCATAGTTTTATTTGTTTGTTGTTAATTGGATATAGTGCGCCTGGATTGCCCCAGGATAACGAAGCCTTACTCTTGACGCAGAAGCATCAGTTCGTTTAGCAGTGCATCCCGCTCTGATTCGACAGCCTTGAGGGCTGTCTCCATCGCGGTTACTCGCAGTACGTAGAAGCGTACTAAGGAATGAAAGTGGTCGTTCATATGCTGTATGTGTTAATGTTATGGACGTTAATTGGTTGCTCTCGCAGGGCGAAGTTAGCCCTCAGAATTTATGGTAGCAAGGTTTTTTGTACTCTTTGAAAAAAAGTTATTAACAATTTACTATTTGTATAACAGCATCAGGGCAGTCGCTACTGCAGGCCATCTTGCTGTCGGTTATAAGCATCCCGTCCTCGGAATAACTTAGGCTGTAGACCCCGAACCGAACTATTGGGCTCTCGCCCTTCTGCTCGTCGAGCCATAGGTTCACATCGTAGTACTTGTCTCCTACCGATGTGGTAGCCCACTCATCGTCAACGAGTGGTCTTATGGTCACCTCGCCCCGAGTTCCGTTCGCGCAGAAGCGGATAAGGAACTTGCTTGAGGTAAAGGATTCGTAGGTCATCTTCATCACTTTAGTGCTTTAATTATTTGTGCTACAATTAGCACCACAATGTTAGCGAAAATAACTACTTGCAGGAATGACATACCCTTGGCGGCTATCTTATCGATCAGTTCAGAGAACTCATCGTTACTGGAAGTCTTCTTCATCGTATTGTTCTTCTTTGATTACTATGTGTTGTGCGTATCGTACTCGCGTGATGATTTTACTCATCGTGCTGTCGGAGGTAAGCCTCTTCTTGTTTCTAACTATCGGCTTCATCGTAGTGCGTCCTTAAGTTCTTGTCTCGTTAGGCCGGCCTCATCACCAAGCCAGTTAAGGAATGTATCCTCCTCGTGGCTTCTGACGACAATCTGAGAGGACGTAGAGAATACGTTACTGGTCTGGGAGAAGATGAAGTACAGCATAGTGGGCGGTACAAGTTCTCCGTTATGGATCTTGTCTACAAAGTCATTGAAGTCCCACTTCCACCTAACGTCATCGTACCTGTCGGTTGACCATCCGTCAGCCACTAAGGTGTAGCCTTCATTGATTTCCACATCAACGTATCCCCTCCATCCGTCGATTGAAGTCCACTTAGCACCCTTGATGCAGGATGGCGCACCCTCCTGCTCCTCGTAGTTCTCGGTGTCTCGGTATCGGTTCAGCGTATACGAGTAGTGGAATACCGCCATAGATTCCTCGTTAGGGTCAAACTCATACAAGATTGTTGGGGCTTCCCAGTGGGACTCTAAGCAACTCTCGCAGATTATATTGTCTTCCTTGTCGTAGCCATAGTAGTCGTTGTCTTGGTCGAACTCTCGGTCGCAGTCAGAACAATTTTGTAGTGGGGTCTCCGTTGGTTTATCTGAATAGTCTTTCATAGTTATTTGTTTTTGCTGTTGTTTTTATTGGTTAATTGTTTTGCTAGGTCAAACGCATCCTCTTGATTGGTGAATGACTTGATGAACCTGAACGGCTCCTGAAGTAGCACATCGTGCTTCTCGGTGTCTGGATTGTATGATACCACGTACTCCATAATCAAAAGGTTTGCGTGTCCATAACCTCTCGGCTAATAATCTTTGCGAACCTAAACGCTTGGTCGAATGAATCGAACTCGTACCCAAGGTCTTGGTCGGCATCGTCCCTTAGGACATAGATGCCGCCTTTGCGCTGAATGCTAACCTTGGCGACTGGTAGTGGTGGGCTGAATATCTGCCCGAAGAATGATTTGCTTTTCATAGTTGTTAGTTGTTGATTGGGTTAATAAAGGGGCGGTGCCGAGCCACCCCCCTAAGTGATGAAAATATCCCATACTCGGTGGCTTTATAGTTATAGGTGTTTAAATTTTACTTGAATTCCGTCTTCGTTAAAGTAGCGTACGCTGTAGTTATTATCTTCATCCATCTCGATGGTAACCTCATTGATGTGTCCACCGTTTTTATCCATCTTGATGAACCCAGCCTGGCTGTAGCCCTCCTCGACGAACTCTCCGTAGACTTCCAGTCCCTTGTAGTCGTTTATTAGCATCCGCTCAATCTCCTCAAGTATTGGGAGCGCTAAGTTCCAAGCCGTATCAAAGAACAGCACGTTGCTGTAGGTTCCAAAGGTCTTGACCTCGCCATAGGCCGCGTTCCACTTGGTTCCCCAGTTTTTAGTATTCCAAGAATACCAGTCGGGAATGTTGTTGTCCTTGCAGTACTTCTCCTCTGGCTGTCCGAGATTACCTCGGAACAAGTTGTCGGGTGGGGGAATGATTTTCTCAAAGTCAATTGGCTGATTGGACTCAAGTCCTTGACCAATTGCATTAAAGAATTCTTCTCGTTGTGTTTTGTCGCCCGATACTTCAAGGGCTGTTCTCATCCAGTTAGGCATAGTTTCTATTTGTTTATAATTGATGTTCGGTGATGTATATTCGGATGCTGTCCCCGTCCACTTGTACGTAGTAATCGTCATCGTTGTCGTGGTACACTTCTTCGATTTGCTCTCTTGTTTCGACTGATGCCTTTGTGGCATCAAAGAACTTCTTTGCGGCTTCGTATGTAGTGAAGGGTTCGTGGTCGTTGTAGTCGCACAATGAATGTGCTTCGTGGAGGATGTAGATTTTCATTTGTTTAGTATTTAATTTGTTTGTCGGTAGAGCATATGTTACTCAATTCGTTCTCAAAGAATTCAGTCATTTGCTCAAAGTCAAAGTGAACCTTTGCGTTTGCGTCAATGTGGTAGTATACTGGCACAATGATTTGCTGGGGGATGTGGGTTTTCATATTATTTATTTATTAGTTGGTTAAAGGTTAAAATGCTTTCTAACTTATGCAAGCAAGAATTAGGCGTTAATTCTATTTCTGTAAACATCTTGCTGGCGCTCAAATTCCTCGCGCACTTCAGCAATTTGCTGTTCGGTCAGTTCGTTTTCAAAGCCATCAAGCACGGCCGATTTATAGTCATCAAACGTATCGTAGTATTCTACTTCATCTTCAAGTCGGTAAAAGAAATTCTCCTCGTTGTTGATGTACATCCACTCACTATATGTGAAGCATTTGTCATCCATCACACCTTTCTCGTAGTCAGCATATCCGCCAAAGTCACTACCTGATTCTTCGTACTCTCCGCGAATAAGAACAGCATATTCTTCTGACAAACGGCGCAGGAATCCTTGTGGTGGTGACCAAGCAGAATCTCCGCTAATCAGTAGGTCATCGTCTTGACGACGCTCTACTTCAAAGTCAAACCATTTAGTTCCGTAGTCATAGATTTCCTCGAACACATCATTTTTCTTCTCACGCTTGTCGGTGAAGAATGTGTCGCACCAATCGCTGAATGTGCCTTCGTGAGAATGGTAGGTTTCGAACTTGGTTTGCAGTAGGTCAAGGATATCTTTCTCTCCGCGAATGATTACCCAATTGTAGCAGTTATTAGCCATAGTTTCTAATTGTTTATTGGTTGATTTTATTTTACGATTTGTTTATTAAAGTTCTAAAACAGCAAGGGTGACGTTACCCTCGCGGTCTATCCACCCCTCTTTGATTAGGGCAGTCGCGGTTCGGCCGTAGGAGCCCTGAAGGCTCCAGGCCATACCGCTTTTGACAAGGTCAGCGAAGAGGCACACGACTTCTTGGTCGTTTAGTTCGCCTTGTTCGTAGGCGATGATGTTGTCGATTGATGATGTTTCGTTGTTCATATTAATTGTTTTACTTGATTGGTTATGTAAAGGTGATAATGGATTTTGGAATATGCAAGAGAAAGTTATTAACAATTTGTTATTTAATTTCCAACTCGTTATTACTTGGATTAAAGTACCTGACGGACGTTCCGTATTTTGATGGTGCTTGGATTAGGTACCTACCATCCTCGCACTTGCTAACGCTGAAGTCGCTCATCCTTTGTTTAAAGAATCGCATTGTGTCCCTCGCAAAGTAGTAGGGCGCAGTTTCTGCTGTTAGTTTTTTGATCTGGCTAATTGTCATAGTTTCTAATTGTTTATTTGTTATTGAATCGTGAACCAATCTTCGTCCATATTGAACTCATCGATTTGTGCTTGACTAACGAACGCTTCGCAGTACCAAGAGTATCCTCCGTCACTATCTATTGTCAGGTCTGCCGTTACGTTAGTACCTAACAAGGTCTCCCACTCACGGACGAAGTCGTTTACGTCCTCTTCGGTTCCGTCAAAGTATGTCCACACGCGGAGGTCATTTATCGTTTCCATAGTTTCTATTTATTTTCGGTTAGTACTTTGTGGGCTTCCTGTATCTGCTCACCGAGGTCAACGGATAGCATCTCAATGATGTCGAAGGCAATTAATTTGTTTCGCGTTTGGTCATCAGTTGCATTGACGAAGTCTCCAACAGCATTTAGGTACTCGGCGTATGCTCGTACCATATTGTTTAATTCAGTTTTCATAATTTCTATCTTTTTATTGGTTAGTAAGGCTGTAGAGTAGTGTAGCCGTAGGCTATAATCTTGCCTTGAGCAAGCAGGTCGCCAAGTTCCTTTGAGAACGCAGTCTCGCTTGGAGCCTTGTCAGATACAACGTCAAACGTTACCTCGGCAGTTACTCCCTTGTTGGCTGTCCTTGAAAAAAATGTATGGTTCATAGTCAATTGTTTTTTGGTTAAGACGCCCTTAGGCGTTTCGGCTACTGAAGCCTCGTCGGTTAACCTATTAATATTGTAATTAGTCTTCATAAATTAACAATGTACTATGCCTTACTACGGCCTCTGATTTCGGGAACATCTCATCAATGGAGCAAAAACTCTCCTCAAGGCACTCAATCATTAAACGAAGTTCGATGCGCTTTACTGCCTTTGCTTGGTCGACTGACTTGCACACGTAATATTTGCTAATTGACACAAAGTCGCTTTGGTCATAGTAAACTGCCTTTGCACTCTTCATTGAATTCAGCACGCCCTTAATGCTTTGGTCAAGGTACTCTTCACGATAGCAATTCTTCTTGATGAAGTCCTTAAGTGTGGCATCAGAAATGATTGACATTTTGTGGTTGTCAATGTTTTTTTCTACGAGGAAGTAAGTTTTCATAACAATTGTTTTTTTTGGTTAAGACCTACCGAAGTAGGTTTCGAGTATTGAACTCATCTTCAGTTAACCTTGATTTAAGATAATCGGTATTCATTCAATCTTCCCTCCTTGTGCATTTCACCCAACATCCATAAACAAGTAGATTTTGTAGGGAGCGTGTCCATCCACTCTCCATCGGGAGCAAACATATTCCACTCTCCCGTTGGCATACAATTATTGTTCAATCGTTCTTGAACTATAAAGGGCTGAAAACCCTTGATGCTTACTTGGTAACGACCCGCACGAAGTTTGGTTGATTTGATTTCGTTGCTCATAGGATGGTAGATTAAATGATTGATGGTGTAAAGGTGATAACGACTTTTGACATATGCAAGTTTTTAGGTGAAAGTTTTTCTAATCCACCCGTAACTTGCTGATAATCACCGACAAAAGTTTTAGTCAGAGGGTTAGCGTAGATGCATAACCCATAGCCTTGTGGGGGTAAGTGGGGAGTAGTGGGAGGGTAAGGGAGTAGTTAGGGCATAGTTAGGGAGGGCTATTGTTCCTCGCTTCGGAACTCCTCACCAAACCTACCAACCAAACGCCATAGCCGCTCACCATAGCCGACCTACCAAAACGCCAAAAGCCTGCAATAGGAATCAGCGCGCGCGAGGGCCATACCTCTGGGATTGCGTTTCCGTTTGCGCGTGCGTACGTGTATATATGTATATTATCCCCTAGATAATTATATCTAACCCCAGATAATTATATCTAATTCTAGATAAATTACCCACTCCAGATAATTATTTCTAACTCTAATGCTTCTGACGTCAACCCTTAGGTTGAGGAAGAAGCTGCATAAGTAAACCTATACATTGACTACAGTAGGAGTCTTAATAGCTGTTAAATGATTGGGGGCTGGGAGGTGGAGGGTCCCTAAGGACCCGTATACCTCCTACTTGTTAGCTTTATATATGCGAAAACGAGTAAACAACAGCTATAATAGCGGTAAAACGAATAGACTATAGTTGTCGCGTATTCATTAGTGGCTGAGCGTCTTATCACTGATGAACGTGGGGTGTCTCTGCTTAGGCGACGACACCCTGTCTCTTGTTGGCTAAAGCGATTGTCTTTTAGATCGCTTTACCTTAGTTTCTTTAGTGCTCTAGACCTTAGTCTAACGCGAAGGTACATAATATTTTCCAAACCACCAAATATTACGTATATTTGCCTTGTCACAACACAAATACAGCTATGATAGGATACATCTACAAGACAACCAACAAGTTAAACAACTGGATATACATAGGACAACATAGGTCTTCTAGGTTTAGTAAGTCATACAAGGGGTCTGGAAAGGTCCTTGTTGATGCATTTGAGGTGTACGGTAAGGAGAACTTTCATACGGAGGTGATTTGCTGGGCAGAAACAATGCAACAGCTAAATGATCTTGAGAACCTGTGGATATCTGCGTATAGGATAGAGAACTGCTACAACATATCTGGTGGTGGTAACGGAGGGGTGTCTCACATATATGTTGACATTGAAACAAAATTGATTTACCTATCTTCATTTTCAGCCTCTTTAGCTGTTGGTGTACATCAATCAACATTCCTTAAATGGGTAAACCGAAATGGGAGGAGTAAGGGTTACGATAAGCACGTAAGATATAGCACTGCTACTAAGGTCAGCAACAGTAAAGGTCTATCGATATACAAGAGGTGGGTTATGTTGCCAGCGAATTTTTTACTTAGGATGGAAAACCCTAAATTTGCATAGTGGTTTTGTGTTGTGACGACAGATTCTGCGATTAGGGCCTTCGGGCCCTTTTTTATTGTTGTTATCTTTGTCTTATGATTAACAACGCAAAACAAGTTTGTTTATGAAACTAAGTAACTACGTATCGCTAGCTGAGGTCACTAAGAGTGACACCGCTACGCGGCGAGGCATCAGCAACGAGCCCACCCCAGAGCATCTAGAGAACCTCAAGACAATCTGTACTGAAGTCTTTGATAAGATCCGTGAGCACTTCGGTGTTCCTATCTACATCTCATCGGGCTACAGATCTGCTGCCTTAAATAAGGCCATAGGGGGCAGTAAGAACTCGGACCATAATCTTGGTCGTGCTCTTGACCTAGACCAAGATGGTAGGGGTAATGGGGTTACTAATATGGAGGTGTTTGAGTTTATCAAGGACAACTTAGAGTTCGATCAGCTCATCTACGAGTTTGGCACCACTAAGAACCCTGACTGGGTTCACGTGGGATACCGCAAGGGGGAGAACAGGAAGCAGATACTTGTGGCTTATAAGGAGGGCACCAAGACAAAATACAAGCCGTTTAAATAATATCTTTGTACCTATGAAAGCTAAGATGACTGTTTACAAGAATGGTGGCAAGACGCCAATCGTTCCAGACCCCAAGAAGAAGATGACCGATATGGAGATTGCCAAGGCAAACCGTATGGATATGTTAACCCAGGAGCGCAACACCATCCGTAAGAATGACCCCGATGCACTGGCTGCGTTTGATCGTGGACTCAAGGAGCAAGGCTTTATGGTAAAAAAGAAGCCAGCCGCTAAGCCCGCTGCCGCAGCCGTCAAGAAGATGATGGGCGGCGGTAAGATGGATATGTACCTTAATGGCGGAAAGGTAGGAAACAAAGTCAAAAGACTTGAGAATCGTGAAGCCAACCTTGTAGCACGTGGCAGCAAAGCTGTAGACGAGGGTAGGGAGCGTAAGGCTGACCGACTTCTTGGGAAAGCAGCTCGCGTAGAGAACCGTGTAATAAAGGCCAAAGAATCCGCTCCTGTCAAGAAGATGGCCGGCGGAGGTAAAATGGATTACGGTATGGGAGGCAAGATGAAGAAGTACCTTATGGGAGGCCAAGTAAAGATTGACAAGAACAAGGACGGAAAGATTTCCGCCATTGACTTTAAGATGCTAAAGAAAAAGTAAACAGCTATGAAGGCCAAGAAGTACAACTACGGCGGTAGGATGAGTGATGAGTCCGGCGAGGAGATTGAGATCAAGTCAATGGATATGGCATCTGGGATGAAGCAGCTTGAAGCTGCTGTCAAAGCCTCAGGCAAGACTCCTAGCAGCTACAAGTTCAAGGCCTGCTTCTACGAAGAGGACGAGGACTAGATATTGTAAGCAAAACTGCTTATGAACCTAATTGATATCTACAGCGAATACTGTGTAGACTCCAACGGATGGCCTACTACGGATAAAGGTTTGTTCCACGACTACCTAGAGGCATACTACACTGAAGAGTTTGCTAACCCAGAGAGGGTTACGTCAGTACTTGAAATTGGTGTACAGAACGGCGGAAGCCTGATACTCTGGCACGAATGGTTTACAAATGCTAAGATTGTTGGCATAGATATAATGGATGCGTGTTTAAACAACTATAAAGAAGCATCACTTGGTCGTGAGTTCCCGAGGATTGAGATCATCATTGCTGACGGTTATGACAAATCTGTTATAGATCAACATAAAGACAACAGCTATGACTACATCATTGACGACGGCCCCCATAGCATAGAGAGTATGAAGATAGCCATTGAGCTGTGGATGCCGAAGGTTAGGCAGGGAGGCAAGCTCATCATAGAAGACGTACAAAGCGTAGAGTGGTTTGAGGAACTAGCGTCTCACGCAAAGAAATTTGGTTACGAAAAATATCGGACCTTTGACTTCCGAGAAAACAAATTAAGAAGCGACGACCTAATTTTTGAGCTAGAGAAGTGAAAACTAAAAAGTATTACGACAGCAACCCTAAGGCTTACCAAAAGAAGAAGGAGTACGATACGGAGTATCACTCCACCGATGAGCGTAAGAAGTATCGGGCTGAGCTCAACAAAAAGAATCGCCAAGCTGGAAAGTACGGAAACGGAGATGGTCTAGACTACGACCATACCGAGCGTAGGTTTATATCAGCGGTAAAGAACAGATCTAAAAAGTAAACAACCCCCCAATATGAAAAATACATTATTATCCCTACTTGCTGTTTCAGCACTACTAAGCTGCGCGAGCGAAGAATCAAAAGACGCTAAGGCCCTTAAGATCCACGAAGGCCTTTATGCCTTCTGTGGGGCATCAGGTGCCGAGCTTACTGGAAAGCAAATTATAGTGCAAGGAAAAGTGTTTGAAGAAGGCTGTTCTATCTGCCCAGTGTTGGATGGGCCTTCAGTCTCTAACCTTGCTATGGAAGGCTATAGCTTTAGCTGGGGTTCTGAGTTCAGCACCGATAAAAACTTTCAGTACCCGAACAACGACGGGAGCACAATATGGGACGGTAAGTCAGTGTGGTCTTTGTACTGGTACTTCGATACCTCTAGCTTTATCCCTCAGTACAATCCAAAGACTCAGGATTGGGAGATGATGCACCCAAAGAACCGCTCGTTTATCGTTAACACAGACTACGCTGTGACTAGCGAGAGCAATATGTTCTGTATGCCCTGTGAGGTTTTCGATACCACTGAGACAGGAATCGTTCTTGCCAAATGCTACGGACCGATGAATGAGGCTGCTGTTCCTCTGCGTAGGGCTATCGAAGTGAAGACTGGTATGAAGTCAATCACCGCAGCGATAGCAGGAAAGCCATACCCGGTGGGAACACCAGTTCCCGTTATGGAGATGAGTAAGAAAGCACAGAAAAAAGCAAAACCATAATGAAGGCCAAGAAGAAAGACAGCCACGTAATGGTTGCAGCCCCAAAGGGCCACCACTGGATGATGGAGAAAGGTCGTTACTATGTGATGGCTGACAAGGACGGGAAGTTTACCCCTCACGAAGGTGCTTCGAAGGAGGCAAAATTCCGGCTATACTCCGCCCATCAATCTTAGCCTGAGCGATAATCTTCTTGCCAAGGGGAGTATCCTCGTGGCCTTTTAGCTTTCTGCCCAAAAGAACTGTAGGGATGCCCTCTCCCCGATTTGGGATAGTCTTGTTGATGGTTTTTTTGTCGTACTGAAGCTCCACAGTTTCCTTTCCGGAGGCTATATCCCTCCATCTTTCTACAATCATACGCCCCTGCTGGGTTAGTGAGTACCTTTTGCGGTAGTTCCACCTGTTCTCATCACGAAACCACATAGAGGTATCCTTGTGGATGTCGATATCCTCCATCGAGAAGTAGTCGAACAGCAATTCCCGCTTCTTCATCCTAACAGTAAGCCAGTCTTTTGTCTGGTTGTAGGACTTCGACAGCTGTTGTCCCATCCACTCGATGGTAAAAAACTCTAGGTCGTAGGCGAACAGGAGAAAGTCCACCTGTATTGGCAGGAGCTTATACTCCTGCTTCATAAACTTGTTGGCGTGCCAGACAAATTTGTATAGGGTAGGTCCACGATCGTCGCGGTAGGCGAAGTCCCTAAACTTTAGGTCTTCCTTTTTCTTGAACTTTTTAGCCAATGAAGTAAATTGTATCTTTGTAGCAAAAGTACGAAATATGGGAACACTTAGTGGTCAGCGCGTAAAAGATGCATTCGGTTCACTCCTTAAGATGGAGAGCGGAACAGCAACCTCGACGACTAAAATAATTGAAGACGGAGCAGGAAACGATACCGCCCTCAAACTGTCAACGGTAAAGGTTGAGGTAAACGGAACTCTTGCCTTCACCTCTGCCCCAAGTACTGGGTCTACTGAGGTAGAAGCCCTTTTCCTTGATGCTAGCAATAATGTTATAAAGCGTAACCTTGGATCCGCAGCGTTTACCTCGGGGGCTAGCCTAACTCCAGTTGCTCCTCTTGCGATTGCAAGTAATGTAATCTCCATCAGTGCGCCAACGACCTTGTCGCAGCTTACGGAGGCTACCGTTGCCATTGCTGACACCTTCCTTATCTATGATGCAACAGCTACCGTATACAAGTATGTGACCCTTGAGGATCTAACCCAGTATATGGCGGCCAACATCACCGCTGCATCACCGGGGTCTAACGGACAGATTCTTTACAACGACGGAGGAACTTCAGCAGGAGCTTCAGGGCTGTCGTACAACGACTCATCAGCTGCTGAGCAGTTTACATTTACAGGTCTAGACTTCGTTCAACGCGAGGTGTCATCTGGAACTTGTGCATTCTATAGCCGCTCCGACAGCGCTGTAATCAATAATGCAGTTACCAATGGTGTGGTAACAACCTTAGAGGCAAATCTTTTTGCAGGGGCTGTTATTGTTGACTATATGATTTACAACTCAGGGTCTACTACGGTCCGCGTAGGGGAGATACACATTGTGTGGAACCCATCAAACCTAGCAACAGCTCCATCAATTGTCGATTCTATCAAGACGTCAATCGGAACCTCTACCGCTGCAACCTTTGTCTTCAACGCATTTATAAATTCTACTACGCTACAGCTTCGTGCCACCAATACGTTTGGCGCGAATATGACGGTACTTCTAAACTTCAAAGCCTTCTACGCATTCTAGTATGAATGATGAAGAAAAGGCTGCGGCTAGGATTGAGCTGTTTATGTTTGCAAAGAACAGCTTCGATGACATACTAAACAAGGCCGAAGAACTTGGTCTTATCGATGAGTTTATGATGATTGCATCAGCAGGACTTGTGGTTGACCAGGTAGACGGAAACAGCATAGTGGAGTCCGTGTCCAACATCAACGTAGACACCAAGGAGGAGATGATTTCCTTAGTCACATACCTTATGGGATCCTACAGCGAGGACGACGAAGCCGACGATACAACCAATATAGATTATTGGCTAAATTTGAACTAAATTAAAATGAAATGGAACTCATCAGAAAAATCATTGCGGGAACCGACCCACTGAAAGCCTTAGCCTACTATGTAGGCCAGAAGGCAGGGGACGGAGAGATCGACTCAATCGTTCTCGACGGGTCTCACCTCCACTACCACGGGGAGCGCAAGTACCTCATATACCTAAAAAAGGACTCCACACTTATGCTGTGGAAGACTATCGAGGGTATGCCAGTTATAGTAGAGTACGACTGTAACTTCTAGTTGTAACCGACTTACAACTTTTATTTATTTTAATTAAACATATGATACCATTGTACCACATCCTAGTGCACATACCTAGCGCTGTAAACGACACCATCAAGGTGGGAGAGTCAGAGCTTTACCTCGACACTAAGTTCAACGAGTTCCAACACCGCACTATGAAGGCTAAGGTTGTAGGCATTCCTGCTAAGTTCAAGTCTGAGCTAGAGATAGGAGACTACGTATTCCACCACCACCACGTTGCGCTCAACGACACCCAAGTCGTTGACCCTAAAGAGAAGATATACCGCGTCAACTACGACCCCTTCGGTGGTCAGGGTAACCAGGCATACCTCATCGAGAAGCCCGACGGCAGCCTTATAGCTGTTGCGGACTGGGTGTTCCTAGAACCCTTTGACATTGATGCTGATAAAGAGAAGAGCTTCATAGAAATCATCACCCTCAAAGAGCCGGAGAAGCGCTGGGGACGTATCGTTTACGGAAGCCAGTGGCTAGAGGAAGAAGGTCTCGCTGTTGGCGATGTTGTGTACTTCGCCAAGGACGCAGACTACGAGATGGACATCAATGGCCGCAAGCTGTGGCGTATGCAAATCCACCACCTGATATGTCAAAAGCTGTAAAGTTCACAACAGTTACTGCTGCGCGTAACCTTATCTCTGCGATGGAGGCTGCAATCGGTAATATGACCGAGGAGATACGTAAGCCGGTAGACCCCGATTTAACGGGGTCCGCCCGCAAGGCAGAGCTGCAGGCCATCAAGGACACAGCACTCGCCTGTAAGGAGCTTATCGTAGAAAGGCAGAAGCTGGAGCAGCTTGTTGGCGACATCGAGGAGTCCGGATCCTTTGAAAAGGAGAAGGACTTCAAGGGAGGCTTCGCTGAGAGGATGGCAAGATAATGGCTGGGCTGAAGGTAATAGACAAGCAGGAGGTGATAAACATCTGTCCGAACAATTCGGACGGACCTATCATTGAGATAGAGTCCCTCAGCATCCAGTTACCAAAGCCAGAGCATTTTCTCTTTAGCGACCTACCCAAGCATCAGCAGATGTGGAAGCGTCAGGAAATCCCTAGAGAGCTTGCGCAGATAAACTCTATGGACGACTGGTACGAGTCACCGCGTGAGTTCCAGCAGAAGTGGAGCCCCTACATCGAGCAGGAGTTCAAGAGACGCAAGGAGGGGCTGTGGTTTATGAACAACGGTGAGGAGACCTACATCACGGGTCACCACTATATGTTCCTTCAGTGGAGCTCGATAGACATCGGATACCCTACGTACCTAGACTTCCAGCGTAAGCTGTTTGTCCACCTCTCGGCCTGCGAATCAGACCCTCGGTGTTTGGGTCAGATATACACTAAATGTAGGCGTTCTGGGTATACCAATATGAGTGCAGCGGTTCTTGTTGACGAGGGCAGTCAGGTGAAGGAAAAGCTGTTGGGTATTATGAGCAAGACAGGAACAGACGCCCAAGAGGCGGTGTTCGGCTCTAAGATCATTCCTATATTCAAGGGCTACCCATTCTTCTTTTCTCCAATCATTGACGGAACCACTAACCCGCGTATGGAGCTCGCCTTCCGCGAGCCCTCGAAGCGGATCACCAAGAAGAATAAGACGACCTCACGAGGTGAGGCCTTGGACACTATAATCAACTGGAAGAACACTACCAATAACGCCTATGACGGAAGCAAGACCCATATGTTGTTTCTCGATGAGGCTGGTAAGTGGCTGAATCCCAACGACATAAGAGAGGTATGGAGAATCCATAGGACCTGTCTTCTTGTTGGACGTAGGGTGATTGGAAAGGCGATGGTGGGCTCCACGGTAAACCCGCTAGACAAGGGCGGTAGGGAGTTTAGGAATCTGTACTACGACTCCGACCCCAACGACCGAAACGAGAACGGAAGGACCAAGAGCGGGCTGTACAAGATATTCATCCCAGCATACGATGCAATGGAGGGATTCTTCAGCCAGTATGGGTTACCTATTGTTGAAGACCCAGAGACTCCAATGCTTACCGAAGACGGAACCATAACCGAGATAGGTGCTAGGACGTTCTTAAAGAACGAGAGAAAGGGTCAGCAGAACAACAGCTACGAGCTCAACGAGATTATACGCCAGTTCCCCTTTACCGAGGACGAGGCGTTCCGCGACTCGACCAAGAGTTCTCTGTTTAACATCCAGAAGATATACGAGCAGATACAGCATAACGAGGAGCTGTACCCTAACCCAGTGGTCATCGGTAACTTCCAATGGAAAGACGGGAAGATGGACAGTGAGGTGATCTTCGCCCCCGACCCTAATGGGCGGTGGCGTGTGGCTTGGCTAGCACCTGCTGATATTCGAAATAAACGGAAGATTGAGAACAATAAAGCTGTTGCCCCCAACGGGGCATTCGGGGTTATGGGTGTTGACTCCTACGACCTTGACACCACCCTTGACTACAGGTCTTCAAAGGGTGCCTGCCACGTATACAACAAGTTCTCGATGGAGCACCCCTCTAATATGTTTGTCGCGGAGTACGCCTCACGGCCTCCGCTTGCCAAGATATTCTACGAGGACATCCTTATGGCTGCCGTATTCTACGGATATCCTGTGCTTATAGAGAACAACAAGTACGGTATCGCTAGGTACTTTGAGTCAAGGGGCTACGATGAGTACCTTATGAACCGCCCTGCACATCTAGCGTCTACCTCTTCAAAGATGAACGTAAAGACAAAGGGAATACCTTCCAACAGCCAAGATGTGATACAAGCTCACGCTCAGGCTATTGAGTCCTACATCCACGACCACGTAGGCCTCCACAACGAGACCGGTAAGTTCGGACGTATGTACCTAAACAGGACACTTGAGGACTGGATAAACTTTAAGATAGACGACAGGACAAAGTTTGACTTAACGATTAGCTCAGGGCTGGCGTTGCTTGCCGCCCAGAAGCAGGTCAAAGAAGTCAAAAAGACAAACTTCAACGATCGTGTTTTCTTCCGCAAGGGTAAGGAAATTAGGCGATAAGTTAAGTTCGTACCTTTGTCCATAAACTCCGATAAATGGATCAATACTCTGTAAAAAGTAACTCATACGACTCCACGTTCCCAGACCCTTTTGCCTCACACGATGTAAAGGTGGGAAAGAGGTACGGTCTTCAGTACGCAAAGGCTATATACGGCCAGTGGGGAAGCGCCCAGTACGAGGGGTCTCTGTACAGCAAAAGATTCCGTGAGTTCGAAGTCTCTAGGGACTACGCCAACGGAACGCAAGACACATCCATCTACAAGCAGATACTTACCTCTCTTGACCCGAATAACGGTGATGGGTCTCTGGTGAACCTAGACTGGACACCAGTTCCTATCGTTCCCAAGTTCGTAAAGATTGTAGTCAACAAGATTCTGTCTTCTAAGTTCTACCCAAACATTGAAGCTGTTGACCCTTTGTCGCGCAGCGAAAAGGACTACGAGAAGAATAAGATGAAGATATTCATCGAGAACAAGGATATTTTAAAGGAGGCGAAGGACTCAGGACTTCGCACCGAGGTAGACCCAGACTCTCTTCCCGATACTGCTGAGGAGACCGAAATTTTCCTTGAGACTAACATCAAGACCGCTGCGGAGATTGCTGCCCAGATTGGCATCAACTTAACGCTCAGCTGGAACGACTTCGACGAGCGCATTTTTAGGCGCAATGTCGAAGACCTCGTCACTTGCGGTATTGCTGTCACCAAGCGCAGCAACGACCCAAACTACGGAATCGTTGAGGACTATGTAGACCCAGCATTCTTCATCCACAGCTTTACCTCTGACCCAAACTTTACGGATATAACCTATGCAGGCCACGTAAAGCGTATGAGCATCTCTGAACTTAAGAGAACCGCAGGCAACCAGTTCACCGAGGACGAGTACGAGAAGATGGCTCGGACGGTTATGAACCGCTTTGGCAATGACTCTAGCCGACTGATGGGCTCTGGGTACGACCCAGGTATGGAGCGCTACTACTACGGATACGACGAGTACACCATCGAAGTCCTTGACTTTGAGTTTGTTAGCGTTGATAACATCATCTTCGAGAAGAAGGAGTCCCGTTTTGGAAACATTGGTTTCTACTATAAGGGCCACAAGTACAATGCCCCACAGCAGAGTGTGTATGATAGGGAGGCTGTCTATATGCAGAACCAGACGCTTTATGGTGGTAATTACATCCTAGGGACTGACTACATCTACGACTACGGGTTGAAGAAGAACATTCCTAAAAATGTTCACGACCTCACCCGCACCCGGATGAGCTACAGCATTGTGGCCACCAATATCCGCAAGTCTATTCCTAAGTCTATGGTTAGCGGCATCATCGGCTTTGCCGACCAGCTGCAGATCACCCACCTAAAGCTCCAGCAGTCTATCGCTAAGGCTAAGCCTGATGGACTGATCATCGACATCGAGGGACTTGAGAACGTACAGCTAGGACGTGGCGGTGAGCTACAGCCTTTGGACCTTCAAGACATCTACGAGCAGACGGGTATCTTCTACTACCGCAGTAAGAACCCTGACGGCAGCTTCCAGAACCCACCGATCCGTCCACTTGAGAACGGCATTAGGAACATCAACGAGCTCATCACCATCTACAACCACGCCCTGCGTATGATTCGTGATGCTACGGGCATCAACGAGGTTATGGATGGAACGAGCCCTAAGGGAGACCAGCTTGTTGGCGTACGCCAGCAGCAACTGGCGGCAGGCAACAATGCTCTTGGGGATATCAGCAATGCAGCGATTGTGCTGTACCGCAGGATCTGTGAGGACGTTGTGAAGTGTCTTCAGATACTTCCCCCGAAGTCTATCTTATACAAGGCCTACGAGACGGCTATTGGCAGGGAGAATATGGCTGTGCTATCTAGCTTCTCTAATCTTCCTATGTACAACTTCGGCGTTAGGGTCGTCGCTGATATGAACGAGATTGACCGTATGTACCTCGAGCAAAACATCCAGGCCTCTATTGCCCAGGGCGAGCTTGACATCGAGGATGCTATTGCCATCCGTCAGTTGAGGGACATCGACCAAGCCGAGAGGCTGCTTATCGTGCGCCGTAAGAAGCGTATGAAGGTCCGTCAGGAGATGGCCCAGCAGAACTCTCAGTTCCAAGCTCAGGCCAACGCACAGGTGGCTCAGGTGACAAGCCAAGCCAAGATGCAGGAGGACCAGATGAAGGCACAGTTAGACGCTCAGAAGATTCAGCTAGAGGCTGAGGCTAAGGCTCAGCTGCTGCAGGTAGAGTACGGACTTAAGATGCAGTTGGCTCAGCTGCAAGGAGACTACGGAATCAAAGAGCAGCAGATCGAATCTGGTGTACGCCAGACTGCTGATCAAGAGGCTGAGGACCGCAAGGATAACCGCATTAAGGAACAAGCAGTTGCGCAAAGCAAACTAATTGCCCAGCGCAAGGGAGACCGTGCTGAGTTGCAGAAGCAAGACCTCGAGGGTCAGGAGGATATTGTGGATATCATATTGAATCAATAACTATCTTTGTAGGGCATTAGCGTTGCTCTTTAACCTTTAACCTTTACCATTGTGAGCTATTCAAATATTACCAACCCAGTAAACTACCAACTTCAGGCATTCGGTCAGAAGGGATTTAGGGTAGTAACCTCAGCATTTACTCCTGTTAGCGGAGAATTCTACCGAGCATTTACCATAACCAGCGACGCAGTGGTCACCGCTACATCGGTAGAGGGGGATAGCCTTAGCGCTGTAACGCTACTTGCCGGAACAACAGTTTACGGATTGTTCAGCGCAATCAGCGTTTCCTCTGGAACGGTAATCGCCTATATCGCATAAAGATGATTGGTCTCGGTTTAAGCATAAGCCTAACCCCTTCTGGTGCTGGATTCCTACGTGGAGCAGCTCAGCTAATCTACAATGACTACTACAACCGAGTAACGGCAGATGGTGGTACTGTGGAGGGAGAGTCTTGCTTTGAGCGTGCTGTATTCCTACTTGGTGTTCGTAACACCGTCAACTACATCGACCTAATCTTCCAAAGATGGACTGCTGACGGCGGCATCATAGAGGCGGAAGATTGCTTTACAAATTCTTTCTTTGCGCTAAATCAGTGATGGAAGAGTGGAAGGACATACTAGGCTACGAAGGCGAATATCAAGTGAGTAACTATGGTAGCGTAAGGAGTCTTGATAGGTATATAAAGTCTAAGTCTAAACTAGGTAAAGAGTTTGTGTATTTTAAAAGAGGTAAGAACTTAATACCAGAACTTGGGTCGTTGGTTTATCCTTATGTAGTTTACTATTTAAAAAAAGATGGAAAGAGATACTACAACAAAGCCCACAGGCTTGTTGCTAAGGCTTTTATTCCGAACCCAGAAAATAAGAAGGTTGTCAATCACATTGATTCAAATCCAAGAAACAATCACGTAGACAACCTAGATTGGGTAACACATAGCGAGAATACCAAACACGCTTACGATAACGGAAGGATTGATGTAACAAAAGCAATAGAGGCTTCAAGGGAATCAAGAATTGGTACCGGAAAAATTGTATATCAATACACAATCAATAAAAAACCAATAGCTCAGTTTAACAGTGTTAGGTCTGCGGCTAAAATAACAAACTCTGACGAAAACTCTATATCAAAGGTTTGCAGAGGAGTAATCAATATTCACAATAATTATTTTTGGAGTTATGAGCTTTTATAGTGACGCATCTTTAGTGATGATACCTTCGGGTTATAAAGACCAGAAGGTCTACTGTGCAGTGCCAACGGACGGTAGTGCTGACCTAACCTTCAGCCGTGCCTCAAGCGCTACCCGTGTGCAAAGCAACGGCCTAATTGAAAAGGTGCGGACGAACATTATTCTTCAGAGCGAGGACTTTACTACGACTTGGGCGTCTAACGTTTCACCTACAATTACCGCAAATACAACTGTTGCTCCCGATGGCACTACAACGGGAGATACTATTGCAGCGAGTGGCTCAAATAGCGGGGCATATCAAGTACCAACTGTTGCAAATGGCGTTGAGCATTCTTTTAGCGTTTACGTTAAAAACATCACTTCTGCTACCGCTATTCAAATAGGATGCGACTTAGGACCAGTCAATGGCTTTTTAAACTTCAACGCAGTAACGGGTGCAATCACTACAACTGCTGCTGGCATTACTGGTTCATCGGTTACGAATGTTGGCAATGGTTGGTATCGTGTTTCTGGAACTTACATTACTACGGGAACTACAAATACCTTTATTGTCTTTGGTCAATCGGGTATGACGTTTGCGGTATGGGGAGCGCAGTTGGAGGCTGGCGTAACTACCGACTACATCGCAACCACCACCGCAGCGGTATCAGTTGGCCCCGTTAGCGGTTTACCCCGTTTGGATTATTTGGGTAGCACTTGCCCTAAGCTTTTGCTGGAGCCACAGCGGACAAACCTTGCTATCTACTCGGAGCAGTTTGATAATGCAGGATGGGGCAAAACCCAAAGCGGAACAGGTCTTGTTCCAGTTATAACGGCTAACAATGCAATTAGCCCCGATGGATATCAAAACGCTGATACAATCGTTTTTGATGTTGGCGCAGGAACTACTTCAAGCGATATTTCTGCAATGTTCCAAACCTTTGGTGGAACGACTGCAACTTATACGGGTTCATTCTATGCTAAAACCGCAAGCGGAACTGCTCAAATTCAAGTCCGTATTGATGGTTCAAATTATGATAAGTTTACTATTACCAATCAATGGCAGCGTTTTACTTTAACCAAAGCATTAACTGGAACAAGTAACGTGTTTGAGATGGCAATCCGTAGAGGATTAAACGAGCCGATGAACGCAAGTGCCACAATCCAACTATGGGGAGTTCAAGTTGAACTCGGAGCCTACGCCACCTCGTACATCCCCACGCTTGGGGCATCAGTTACAAGGGTTGCGGATGCTGCTTCAAAGACTTCGGCTTCTGCTTTGATTGGTCAAACCGAAGGCACCATTTTTTGGGAGTTTGAGTTTACCACTTCGGTTGCAACAGGTAACGAAGCGCTCTTGAACATTGATAATGGCTCTTTTGGTAATACTGTGTATATATCTAAAAGTGCTTCTGGGGGAATTGTTGCCGAAATGTATAATGGAGGTGTTTTACAAGCATCACTTAGTTTGTCCTCACAACCCGCTGGAACTTACAAGGCAGCGATTGGTTATGCAAATAACAATACCGCATTTTTTGTAAACGGAGTGCAAGTCGGAACCACCGATACTTCGTGCAGCGTGCCAGCAATGAGCCGCATTCAGTTAGGCAATACTGCGATTGGGCCATCTACTGATAAAACCGCACAAGTGCTTTTATTCACAACCCGTTTAACTAACGCCCAACTGGCAGAACTAACCGCATAATTCAAGACACGATGAAATTCTTAAAATACGAGTTCACGCCTACGCAATGGGCAACGGCTAAAGCAAAGATTGAGTTAACGGGCACCGACCCCGAAGGCGAAACGTACCAATACTACAACCCCGAATTAGTTACTGCGGTAGTGGAACTCGGGCATCTTTGCACCCAATGGGGAACGGATGCCGAAGGCAACCAAGTGTGTGAGGTAACGTCACCAAAGTACGCAGTTGACATTTTGTGGACTGCCGAACCAATGACAACTTCGTTTGCGCCTTATGTCGTATGGCCCGCCCCTTGCGGGGTTCATATCTTCGCAGGTTGGGAATCAGCATACGCAACGGAGTATTGCGTAGCGAACCCGACCGCTGAATACTGTCTCCAACCTCCAGTTCCGCCAACCTTAGGGTAACATTCGTATCTTTATGTATTACGTTATAGGGGCCTATTGTGCCCCTTTGGCGTTTTGTACCTTTGCAATCGTATGGCAGCAAATCAAGTAGACTTTAAGATCCTTCCGAGCGATCAATTTAGCGTATATAGTCCCCAGACCCGAAGCGACAAGGTAATCACCTATTTTACTTTGCTGTCTAAACTTCGTGGAGACATCCTATCGGTTGGGCAGGACGACGACCCAAACGATATTGTCTCAGCGTTCTACAGCAGCGTAGGAGGAACTCAGACCCTCCACCTTGTAAAGGCGGATGGGTCAGAGATTACGGCATCCGTCCCAGAGCCCACCGTAGGAACGGTTACCTCTGTCGACCTAACAGCGAGCACAGGAATCAGCGTAAGCGGAGGACCTATCACCACTAGTGGAAGTATTACCGTAACCAACACAGCACCCGATCAAGTGGTAGTGTTGACTGGTGCTGGGACAACCTCCATCAGCGGAACCTACCCAAGCTTTACCATCACAAGTAACGACCAGTATGTAGGGACCGTAACATCTGTTGGCCTTACGATGCCAGCGGCTTTCTCTGTTGCCAATAGCCCGGTGACTAACAGCGGAACCTTAGCGGTCACTGCAATTGGCTTAAGCTCTCAGTACATCAGGGGCGATGGTCAGCTAGCAAACTTCCCGACCCCTGGTGGCGGAGGCTCTAGCGTTAACTACTACCTAAATGGATCGGTAAACCAAGGTACGTTTGGTGGTGTCACCTACTATGAGTTGAGCAAGACACCAATCGCTGGAGCTGGAACGAATTTTACGAGGACCAACGCTTCAGGAGATGGATACGTAGCTTCATTTATAACTGACGCTAACGACCCAGACCAGATAAACATACCGGGAGGAAACTTCAACCTAGAGTTCTACTTTAACTCGTCATCAAGCGGTGGTTCGCCTGCGTTCTACGGAGAATTGTACAAGGTAAGCACATCAAATGTGTTTACGTTAATTGCTAGCGGATCAGCCAACCCAGAAGTCATCTCCGGTGGTACTTTTGTTGATCAGTACTACACCTCGATAGCTGTACCTCAGACTGCGTTACTTGCTACCGATAGGCTTGCTATTCGTGTGTATGTTATAGTAGACGGAAGAAACATCACGCTTCACACTGAAGACGCTAACTTCTCTGAGGTGATTACTACGTTCTCTACTGGTCTTAACTCACTTAACGGGCTTAGCGATCAGGTTCAGTACTTTGCTGTTGGAACTAGCGGAACTGATTTCGCGATAAGTTCTTCTGTAGACACCCATACGTTTAACTTACCTACGGCTAGCGCCGCTAACAGGGGCGCTTTGTCGTCTGCGGACTGGACTACGTTTAATGGTAAGGCTAGTGACGCATTTAAGACTATCGCTGTTGCTGGTCAGTCTGACATCGTCGCTGATAATGCTACCGATACGCTTACCATTGTTGCTGGTACTAATGTAACGATTACCACTAACGCAACTACGGATACCATTACCATCAACTCTGCGGATCAGTTTGTAGGGACCGTAACATCTGTAGCCACTACTGCCCCGATTACTGGCGGTACAATAATCACCACTGGCACTATTGGGATTACTCAGTCTGGAGCTGCAGCGGACGGATACCTAAGTTCAACCGATTGGAATACGTTTAATAGCAAGGAGCCAGCGCTTACAAAAGGCAACCTAACAGAAGCGACCTCCTCCGTTCTTACAATTACGGGAGGCACCGGGGCGGTCATTGGAAGCGGTACCACAATACAGGTATCTCAAGCAACCACGACTACGAGCGGGTTTCTAAGTTCTACGGACTGGAATACCTTTAACAACAAGCAGGGAACGATAACCCTTACAACTACAGGAACCACAGGGGCTGCAACATTTATCAGCAATACGCTAAACATTCCCAACTACGCAGACCAATTCGTTGGGACGGTCACTAGTGTTAACCTTACCGCTGGTGATCGTATTGAGGTAAGTGGTGGTCCAATAACAACTAGCGGTTCAATTACAGTAACACACGGAACAAGTAGCGGAGCGGATGTTACTACTGCTCAGTCATTTCGCCTTAGGGTTATTGCTGATGGAGGAACTTTTGAAGCCTTTAACGATGTGGCTATCGCAATTGGCTCACTAGAAGATATCGCCACCCCACAAGACACCGACAACAGCGGGGGTACCGTACTTCAAAACATTGTCTTAGATGAATTCGGGCACCTGCTTGGAGTGGGTTCTATTACTCTCGACACTGATGATATTATAGAGGGGCCTACAAACCTTTATTTTACCAACGCTAGAGCCCGTTCCGCGTTAAGCGCGGGAACTGGCATTACATACGATACCTCAACTGGCATCATTACCAACAGTGCACCAGATCAAGTCGTTTCGCTGACAGGGGCAGGCACTACTACTATAAGCGGAACCTATCCAAGCTTTACGGTCACTTCAAACGATCAGTTCGTTGGCACGGTAACCAGCGTGAACCTCACGGCAAGCACTGGAATATCTGTTAGTGGTGGACCTATTACATCAAGTGGTTCCATTACGGTTACTAATACCGCCCCCGACCAAACAGTTGTTCTAACAGCGGGAACAGGTATCAGTGTAAGCGGAACTTACCCCAGCTTCACTGTTACCAATTCATCCCCATCCTCCG